GAGTAGATTTTCTAAAACAATGCAGTAGATTAATAGGAGATAACTCTATTTGTGTTACAGGACAAATACCTCATGAAGAAAGACCTCCGATGATTAAACAAATATTTACAGATAAAGATATTCTTTGTGGAACACAGAGTATTTTTTCGGAAGGTTTATCTGTAGACTGTTTGAGTTGCGTAATATTAGCAACTCCGATTAATAACGAACCCCTTCTTACACAGCTGATTGGTCGTATAATAAGAATATATGAGGGTAAACCTCAACCGACAATCGTTGATATTCATTTGAAGGTAAAACTGCTAGACGACAAGCTAATGCAAGATTGGGTTACTACATGAAACAAAGCTATGAAGTTGAGACGATTTAACATTCGAAAAACAGTTCTTGACAAATGCTCTATATTTTGATATAATGATATTCTACGATTGGAAAAAGATAAGAACTCAGACCAACGGAAAAGTTGGTGATATAGTTTCTATTCTTTATATTCTGACATACAGAAAAGAGCCTCCAATCAATAGAAAGGATAGGCGCTTCAAGTATTGGACTAAAAGTTTTCATGGTAAAAGCTTTTTACTCAATCCAGAGGCACTGCTTATTCAAAGAAATAGATATTCAGATGTCGAAATTGCGCAATATGCTGGTATCGCTTCATTGCGTAGTTACTTTGAATATCAAAGTAAAAAAGATACCACACTGGACTTGCTGTTCTTTACAGGAGAGCAAGAGATATTAACAAATAATAGATTACTACAAGTAGAGAATGGTAGAATACATTTTTTATTTGAAGAAATCACAGATAATAAGGAATTAAAATGGGATTAACATTTAATAAATTAAAGGGCGAAGCCCAAAAAGGAAAAATAGAGTCTTATACTTATGTAGAAGGCGACAACGTAGTCAGAATGGTCGGTGATGTATGCGCAAGATATGTCTACTGGCTAAAAGGCGAAAACGATAAGAATGTACCTTTCGAGTGCCTATCATTTGATAGACAAAAAGAAGCGTTCTTAAATCAAGAAAAAGACTGGGTTAGAGATTATTACCCAGATCAAAAATGTACTTGGTCTTATGCAATACAATGCATACACGGTGGAAAGATTAAAGTATTAAACCTCAAGAAGAAATTACTTGAACAAATTCTTCTAGCAGCTGAAGACTTAGGAGACCCTTGTGACCCTAAAACAGGTTGGGACGTTTACTTTAAAAGAGTAAAGACTGGCCCTATGGCTTACAATGTAGAGTATCAATTACAACCTCTTAAGTGCAAACCAAGAGAACTAAATGAGCAAGAAATGGAAATGATTGCTGATCTTAAGTCTATGGACGAAGTACTTGCTAGACCTACCCCCGATGCACAGAAAGAATTACTTGACAGAATTAGAGCAGGTTCTTCTAACTCTGATGCAGACGAAAGCATAAATGATGAGTTTGATATATAATGTTAGGAATTGGAGACAAGTTTCCTGAGTTCAAACTCAATGCAGTTAGCGGAAATAGAAGCGCAGAAAACTATAATGATGCTGACCATGATTTTACTGTGGTCAAAAGTTATGAGTTGATGGATTGGTCTGTTATCTATTTCTATCCAAAAGATTTTACATTTATTTGCCCAACTGAAATTGTGGCAATGGATACCCTACTGCAAGAAACAGATGAAGTCATTGGTATCAGTGGCGACAATGAATACTGTAAGTGGGCATGGAAATGTGAACAAGGAGACCACCACCCATTATATGCTACTAGACACCCTCTAGCAGCTGATTGTGGTCTTGCATTAGCAAGAGAATGTGGGATTGTAAATGAAAAAGAAGGAGTTTGTTACAGAGCAACATTTATTTTAGATCCGGAAGGATACATTGCTCATGTATCAGTTAACCGTGATGATACGGGCAGAAATGCTAAAGAAATATTAAGGACTCTTAAAGCCTTGAAATCGGGAGGATTAACAGGCTGTGAATGGAATCCAGGAGATGATTTCGTAGCATGATTTTATTTACTGCAGATTGGCATATAAAACTAGGACAGAAGAATGTTCCAATGGCTTGGGCGTGTTCGCGTTACAAGTTGTTTTTTGACAAAATCTACGAACTAGAGAAGAATGTCAGTCTGCATATCATAGGTGGGGACTTGTTTGATCGAGTCCCTTCTATGGACGAGTTAACACTCTACTTTGACTTTGTAAAAGGTGTTACCGTGGATACTATTATATTTGATGGTAACCATGAAGCTACAAGAAAGCACAAAACATTTTTTACAAATTTAAAAAGAGTAACAGAAGAACTCAATCCAAAAGTAAAAGTTATAACAGAAACTTTTTATCTTCATGATTGGGCGATTCTACCTTATGCTGATTTACACAGAAAAAATAGCATAGAAGATATAGATGATGTAAGTTATCTATTTACACATGTAAGAGGAGAGATACCTCCGCATGTAACACCAGAGGTAGATTTGGAAAGATTTGATAAATTTAAGACTGTATTTGCAGGAGATTTACATGCTCACGAGAATACTCAACGAAACATAGTATATCCTGGCAGTCCTATGACAACATCTTTCCATAGAAATATAGTAAAGACAGGTTATCTTCTTATAGACGATGATTGGTCTTGGACATGGCATGAATTTGACTTACCTCAACTATTAAGAAAAACAGTATCAAGTACAGATGAAATGGTACAAACAGAGTGGCACCATACTATTTATGAAGTAGAGGGTGATGTATCAGACTTGAGCGGGGTCAAAAATTCTGACCTATTGGACAAAAAGGTAATTAAGAGAAAGACAGAAGCCACTCTCATATTGGACAAAGAGATGACGATAGAGGAAGAATTAGGAGAATATCTATCATACATTCTCGAATTAGATGAAACAAAAGTTAAAAAAATTATAGGAGTATTTAGTGATAACTCTCGAAAAGCTAACATGGAATAATTGTTTTTCGTATGGTAGCGATAATACCATAGATTTACAAAAGAACACACTTACACAGTTAATCGGCACGAATGGTGCTGGTAAGTCTTCTATACCTCTAATTTTAGAGGAAGTTCTTTTCAATAAAAATTCCAAAGGTATTAAGAAAGCTGATATAGCCAATCGACAAGTAAATAATGGCTATGACATAAGTCTTGATTTTACAGTAAACGAAGATAAGTACCATATTGATGTTGCTCGTCGTGCAAGTATAAAAGTAAAATTACTTAAAAATGGTGAGGACATTTCAAGCCATACAGCTACAAATACTTACAAAACACTAGAACAAATAATTGGTATCGATTTTAAAACATTTTCACAAATTGTATACCAGAACACTAACGCAAGTTTACAGTTTCTTACAGCTACTGACACAAATCGTAAGAAATTTTTGATTGATTTATTACAGTTAGATAAGTATGTATCTTACTTTGAACTATTTCGTGAGCTTTCCAAAGATGTTGGATCGCAGATTTCACGAGTAGATGGGAAAATTGCAACTATTGAAAAATGGTTATCAGACAATATTCTCGAAGATACATCACTACTATCAAAAATGGATTTACCAAAATACTCGGAAGAAGATGAAAAGACTTTCCGTTCTTTACAAATAGAATTTCAAAATATCAGTGAAAATATTAAAAAAATTAATAAAAACAATTTGTATAAAAAAGAGTTGGAATCCATAGATTTACATGAGCATAGAAGAATATTAGCTCTAAATCCAGAAGTAATTGATACAGCCCCCTATCTTAGAGGACTTGGTACTTGGAAAGCAGAAATGATGCATGAACAAAACATGATAGACAAATACCAAGAATTATTAGAAACTGAAGACCATGTATGTCCTACATGTGGAGAAGATATTGATATCTCCTTCATCAAGACAAAGATGGCTGAGCATGAAGAAAGGAGAGTTGGGTGTGAGACGTTTTCGGAAAAAGATAAAGAGAAACTTGAGACGGCGCAGGAGAGCAATGAACTTCACAAAGAAGCGACAGAAGGAATTAGAAAATGGGAAGAGCTTTACAGAAGTATCGACCATAACCTAACAACAGATATTCCTAATGCGGATCAGATTAGAGAACAAATAGGTATATTAGCTACTGCAAAATCAAAGTATGAAAAAAAGCTAAAAGATACTATAGAACATAATAATAATGTGGAGAGACACAATACCCGTATAGGAATAATATTAGAACAAATTGATGATTTTAAAAGAGAATTTGAGGAGCTTACAGTAGAACTAGATAAGATACAAGACAAATTCTCCAGTATAGAAATACTGAAAAAAGCATTTAGTACAAATGGACTTCTTGCTTACAAAATAGAGAATCTAGTTAAAGATTTAGAAGAACTTACAAATGAATATCTAGCAGAACTTAGTGATGGTAGATTTAGTTTAGAGTTTGTAGTTCTTAATGACAAATTAAATGTTGTTGTTGAAGACAATGGAAAATCAGTAGATATTCTAGCATTAAGTGCTGGAGAACTAGCAAGAGTAAATACTGCAACATTACTTGCAATTCGTAAGTTAATGAGTAGTATTTCTAAGTCTCAAATCAACATTCTATTTTTAGATGAAGTTACCAATGTTCTTGATGAACTTGGTAAAGAAAGATTGGTTGAGATACTATTAAAAGAAGATAATTTAAATACTTATATAGTATCTCATGGTTGGACACACCCTCTATTAGAAAAAATAGAGGTAATAAAAGAAGGAGAAAGGAGTTACTTAAATGAATAAACCAGCATTACATAGAAGAATAGTATTATTCGTTGTAGACTGTTGGAGATTAGTTATGGACAACAAGTATAACCCTTTGAAGTACATACCTGATCCAAGTTTACAATCTTACTTCACATTAGTGTTATTTACTATGTGGAGTGTATACTTCGGTTTTCTAGCAATATTTTATATGGGTTGGCTAGGATATGATATAGTATTAAGTATTGCAATTCACTTTGCAGTATTAATACCAGTAATATTCACTAACTCAGTATTTTTAGATGCCGAAAGAGAAAATGCTCCCTGGATTTACCAGTGGAGAAGCGAACAAGAGTCTTGGAAGTTTTGGTTGAATAGACCATCACTAAAGGGCAAGAATATAGTTAGATGGGATTTAGATAGAGAAGCATGAGAAACGAAGCATTTTATTTAGTTATAGGGATATGTGGTTTCATGTATGGTATAATATCACATACATACTCTAACTTAGAATATAAAGGATATCCACGAGCGCAAGCCTGTTATGGTGAGTGCTATGAGAAATATGTAGAAGAAAATGGTACTGTAGTAGAGCAACTTCAAGCAAAGCAAGCTGCTGCTGCAGAAGACCCATTTTCATCTATTCGTGGACTATGGGCAGGTTGTGCAGCATGTCATGGTCAGAACGGCCAGGGTATGGGAGTATTTCCTGCTCTTGCGGGTCAATCTTCAGATTATATAGTTGATAGACTTACAACATATAAAAATAGAGGAGAAGTTGGAAACATGAGTTCTACTATGTGGGCTCAGGCAGGTCAACTATCCGAACAAGAAATACAAACATTAGGTGAATTTATACAGGAAACAATGCAATGAAATCAAGAAAGGTCATAGTAGGATATGACTCTTGGAAAAGACCTATAGTAAGATATGTTGAGGATAAATCAGATAGTATTCCTCAACAATTATCTTTAAACTTTAAACCGAGAGAAGCCACACCAGAAGAATTTGAAAAGTGGCAAACAGAACATTTACAACCATTAGGCGATGCACAACTACCTTTTATTGCTGTTATGGCAGTAGTACAATTTTTAGCTCTAGCAACAATGATGATGAGTTTTTATTTAATAGGATTGTGGGCAAATGGTTAATTCAAGACAAAAAGGAAACAGAGGAGAACAACAAGTAATGTCTCTACTTGGTCGAATGACAGAAGAGAGATGGGAACAAACACCAGGTTCAGGAAGTGGTAAAGTAAAAGGAGATTTGAGAGTACCTGGTAAACATAATTTATTTTGTATAGAAGTTAAATTTTATAAAGATAGTGGATTTAACTCAAAGATATATACTTCAAAAACTAATAACCTTTATAAGTGGTGGAGTAAACTTTGTAAACAATCACAGGATATGAAACAAGAACCGTTACTCATATTTAGAGAAAACTATGGAAAGTTTTTTGCAGTAACAGTTCGAAAACCAAAGAACACATTAAGATATACACATATTGCCTGGCTGGGTGCGTATATTTTATTAGCAGAACACTGGCTAGAAAAAGAGGAGATAATATTTACAAATGGCGACTACAATTGCGAACCTTGGAGCCCAAGCTCCGATTGGGAACTTGCTGATAGTTGATGGACTAAATGTAGCTTTTAGATGGAAACATCAAAATATACTTGATTTTAAGTATGATTACATAAGAACAATCGAAAGTCTAGCAAAATCTTACAAGGCAGGTACTATTATAG